CGCCCGCCGCTTCCAAGCCGAAACCGGCGGCAAAGTCGAGCGCCGCGCCGAAAGCCGCTGCAAAACCTGCCGCCAAACCTGCCGCTGAACCGCAGGCCGAAGTCGATCCGCTGGCCGTCGTTCCAGAGTCCGCTGAAGAGTACGCCATTCAGTTTCCTGATGACGAAGACGGCGCAAAGATGGTCGCCGACTGGTTCAAGGACGCCGGCCTCACGAAGAAGCAGGCCGCTGTACTGGTTGAGAAGCGCGCTGCTGCATTCGAGGCTCAGAAACAGGCATCCGAGGCCGCAGCCAAGGCTGAAGAGGCTCGCGTCGCCAGCCAGGTCAAGGCCGACGATTCCGCTCTGAAGGCTGAGTGGGGCGACCGCTACGACGCGAACATCGAGCTTGGCCGTCGCGCCGTTCGTCAGTTCGAGATTCCGGGCGAAGTCCTCGAAGCAATCGAATCAAAGGTCGGTTACGGCCAGATGCTGCGGATGTTCTCGCGCATCGGTCAAGGGCTTGGCGAAAGTACTGCCGTTGGCCTGAATGGTTCAGGTGGCGAGCGCGGTGTGAAGACTATCGAACAGCGCCTGTACCCGGACAGTAAGTAAAGAGTTCTATTCTGTGCTGGCGAGCAACCCCCCGTCAGCATGGAACTTCAATCGGGGGGTGAAAGGAAATACAAATGGCAGCACTTAGCGTTACTCACCCGACGCTGCTTGACATTACCAAGCGGCTCGATCCCGATGGCAAGGTTGATACCATCGTTGAAATGCTCACGCAGACCAACGAAATCCTCGCCGACATGGTTTGGCAGGAAGGCAATCTGCCGACCGGCCACCGTACCACCATCCGTTCCGGCCTGCCTGCTCCGACCTGGCGCAAGCTGTACGGCGGCGTTCAGCCGACCAAATCGACCACCGTCCAGGTGACTGATTCGTGCGGCATGCTCGAAGCCTACGCCGAAGTCGATAAGGCTCTGGCTGACCTGAATGGCAACACCGCAGCGTTCCGCGTTTCCGAAGATCGCGCCCACATCGAGGGCATGAATCAGGAATTCGTCTCCACCCTGTTCTACGGCAACGAAGGCAGCGAGCCGGAAGCCTTCACTGGTTTCGCCCCGCGCTTCAACGACCAGTCCGCTGAAAACGGCCAGAACATCCTGACCTCTGCCGCCACCCCTGACGGCACCGACAATGCGTCCATGTGGCTCATCGTTTGGGGTCCGAACACCGTTCATGGCATCTACCCGAAGGGTTCTGTCGCTGGCTTGCAGATGCAGGACAAGGGTCAGGTTACTATCGAGAACGTCGATGGCAACGGCGGTCGCATGGAAGCCTACCGTTCGCACTACCGTTGGGACTGCGGTCTGACGGTTCGCGATTGGCGCTACATCGTTCGCATCAACTTCGACCTCGAAGACATCGTTGCGTCCGGCTCGTCTGGCCCGGTGCTGGCTGACCTGATGGGCAAGGCTCTGCGTCGCATCCCGTCGCTGGCTATGGGCCGTCCGGCTTTCTACGCCAACCGCGACACGTTGGACGCTCTGGACCTCCAGTCGAACAACAAGTCGAACCTGGCCTTCCAGACTGTCAAGGACGCTCAGGGCGTGCTGGTCGATACGTACCGTGGCGTGCCGATCCGTCGTTGCGACGCGCTGCTCTCCACCGAATCCGGCATCTAAGAAAGGAAAACAGATGATTCTCGATTCTCGCAATGAATTTGCTGACGCAGTCGCCCTGAACACAGGCGCTGCCGGCACTTACCTCGTCGGTTCGCAGATCGACCTCGGCATGACCGCTGGTGGTCTTGGCGCTGGCGACCAGTTGTATCTGGTCATCAACGTCGATACCGGCATCAAGGTCGGCTCTTCGACCGGCACAGTTCAGTTCCAACTGGCTTCGGACGCTTCTGCTGCCATCGCCACTGACGGCAGCGCAACGGTTCTCGCAGTCTCTCCGTCTTTCGCAACCAGCACCACGTCTGACGTTGGCGCTCTGGCTGCTGGCAAGACGCTGTGGATTGTCGAGCTTCCGATGCAGCCTGAAGCTGAACGCTACCTCGGCATCCTGCAAGTGACCGGCACCACTGCCGTGTCTGCTGGCAAGATCAACGCTTTCCTGACGACTGATGTCGCCAAGTGGAAAGCCTACGCCGACGCAATCTAAGGAATAGTCCATGGGCCTTCGTGTAAAAGCTAAGACCATGGGCTTCCGCAACGGGCGGCGCGTCCATCCAGGTGCAGAGTTTGCACTCGAAGATGGCGCGTCCGTTCCGAAGTGGGTTGAAGTCATGGGCGGTGAAGTCGTTGAGAAACGCACTCGCAAGCCCAAGGCTGAAGCGCCTGTGGAAGTGGTACAACCTGAAGTAGTTTCCTGAAAGGCTTGAAGATATGTCCGTTCAATTTTCAAAGAGTTTTCCCGCGTCTATGAACCAGGCGTGTGCCGTACTTGTTTGGTCGGGCATGTCGAATGGCGATGATGGCGCACCGTTCGAGTTGGCACAGTACGCTGACCGTTCCGTGCAGGTATCCGGCGACTTCGGTGCGGGTGGCAACCTCCGCATCGAAGGCTCGCTTGATGGCGAGAATTACTATGTCCTCGGCGATCCGCAGGGCAATGACCTGAACTTCGCTTCTGGCAAGATCGAGGCGATTACCGAACTGGTGCGATACATCCGCCCGCGCGTCACTGCCGGCGATGGCACGACCAGTCTGACCGTTACCATGCTGGCGAGGTAAGGATATGAGCGAAGCAATCAAAGCCGCTGGCGATATCCGCAAGCTGGCGAAACTTTACGAGTCGATGACGACAGCCGCTGACGCGCTGGAGAAGTTCGGCTCTTTCCAGCAGGCAGAGAACGAGGCTCGCGCCCGCGCTGATGCCGCTATCAAGGAAGCCACCAAGGCTCGCGAGGCAGTTGAAGCGAGCAAGGCTGAAGCCGCATCCGTTCTGTCCGAAGCCAAGGCTAAGGCTGAACAGATCGTGCTGGCTGCGACTGATGAAAAGCAGCGCACTGCAGAGGCTTCTAAACTGGTTTCAGAGGCCGCGAAGAAGAAGGCTGACGCAGCGAACAAGAAGGCCGAAGCAGACAAGGCAGCAGCCGAGTCCGCGTGCCGTGAAATCGAGCAGCGTCGCGATGCAGCCGCGTCCGAACTGGCAGAGATCGAGAAGAAGATCGAAGCCGCACGCGCTCACGTAACGAAGCTGCTGGAGGCCTGATATGGCGAGTGGCATTGGCGAATCAACCATCGACTTCGGGGCATTCCCCGGATCGAACCAGGTCATCGTCAGTGTCACTGGTCAGTCGGCAATAACAGCAGAAAGCCATGTGGAGGCATTCTTCATGGCTGAAACCACATCAGATCACACGCCAGCAGATCACGCCTTCGCTGATACGCTGGTTGATCTGACGTGCAGCGTTCCCATTGCTGGAACCGGATTCTCAATTTACGCAACAAGCTGGCAGAAGATGCAGGGTACTTTCAAAGTTCGCTGGGTCTGGACTGACTAAGGAAAACAAATGGCACTTGATTCGATTATTCGCGGGGTACTGACCGGCACTGGGGCAGAGGTTAATTCTGCGAATCAGTTGAAGGTCGTGCCTGAGACCAATGCTTCGGCCAATCCTGGCAACGTCGGCGGCGTGCGCCTGTTCTGCGAGAACGACACTGGCGAGGTGTCTGGAACGCCGTACCTGAAATCGCCAGAGGTCAGCCAGGACTACCGCCTGCGCGTCGGCATGGACACCATGCTGTTCTCTGACACGTTCAATGCGACAACGCAGAATACCGGCAACTGGAAGCACGCATTCGCCACGATGACGATGACGCAATCGGCTGGCTTCCTGAACGTGAATGCTGCCGGCACATCGACGGCGGCTAACAACTACGCTTACTTGCAGTCGTGGCGTTACTTCCCGCTGCTTGGCACTGCGCCGATCTCCGTCGAATTCACAGGCCAATTTACCGCGATTCCGACCGCGAATGAAATCTTCCAAGCCGGCCTTGGAGTTGCAACTGGCGCGGCTGATCCGGTCGATGGCGTCTGGTTCGAGCTTACGTCTGCCGGCCTGTATGGCGTGATGCGCTACAACTCAGGCGTTGCGACCAAACTTCAGTTGGTCGCCGATGTATCCAGTCTCCCGCTGAACAAGAACGCCAAGTACGTCGCCATCATTGGCGAGCGTGAAATCGAGTGGTGGATCGATGACGTTCTGTACGGCGAGTCCGACATCCCGAACGCGAACGGACAGCCGTTCATCACGACAGCGCTGCCGATCTTCATTCAGAAATACAACTCTGCTCTGGTCGGATCGTCGCCGAACATGATCGTCAAGATTGGCGATGTGTCGGTTACGATGATGGACTTGAACACCAGCATGACATGGGCGAACCAGATGGCGTCGTGCGGCCTTGGTCTTCAGGGCATGAACGGCGGCACCATGGGTAGCCCGCAAGTTCAGTGGGCCAACACGGCGCTCCCTACGGCTGCGGCTGCGACCAATACCACGGCTGCGCTAGGTGCATTCCTTGGCGGCATCTTCCAGATGAATGCGCCGGCCACCTCGGCGACTGACGTGATTATCGCGTCGTACCAAAATCCTATTGGTGGCGTGAATCAGACTCCGCGCACGATGAAGGTTCGCGGCATCAAGGTTGATTGCGTCAATAGCGTCGCCGCCGTCGCCACGACTGCCAGCGTGTTCGCTGTAGCCGTGGCATGGGGCGGCACTGCGCTGTCTCTGGCGACTGCCGAAACCGGATCGTTCGTCACGGCTACCGCAAAGGCTCGGCGCATTCAGCCGATTGGCGTCATTAGCTTCCCGGTCGGAGCTGCTGTTGGCGCTCAGGCCAGCGGCATCCAGTTCGACTTCGAGGCTCCTATCGTCATCAATCCAGGCGAATACATCCAGGTGGTTGCCAAGATTCTCGTAGGCACGGCAACCGCGACCGAAGTGTTCCAGTGGATCATCAGCCCGAATCTGTACCACGAATGAGTCTGCTTCTTAGGAGGCGCTTCCTGCAATCCGTAGTCTCTACCGTATCGGACTGGCTGATACGGGCGAGACGACGGATGCGCAGATAACTGCTGCCAGCGTCGTCCGTGAAAATGGTATGATGCGGTTATCCAATCTGATGGTGCGATATGGCCTCTAAAATCACAATCTGTAACCGTGCGCTGTCGAAACTAGGCGCTGATCGCATCACATCGCTGGACGATGATAACAAGGCTGCGCGGGCGATGAAGTCCGCGTTCGACTTTGTACGCGATGCTGAGTTTCGGGCGCACGTCTGGAACTTCACGGTGAAGCGCGCAGAGCTTGCGGCCAGTGCGACGGCTCCGACCTGGGGCTATTCGTACCAGTACGCGATGCCGTCTGACTTCTTGCGCCTGCTGGAAATCCGCGACCTGTACTCGAACTCCAACACGCAGGACTACCGCACGAATCCGACGTCGCTCTGGCAGATGGAAGGCGGCAACCTCGTGACGGACGCCGAAGCGCCTGTGTTCATCCGCTACGTCGCGCGAGTGACTGACCCTGAGACCTACGACGCGCTGTTCTCAGAGGCGCTGGCGTGTCGTCTGGCTGCTGAGACGGCAGAGGAAATCACTGAGTCATCCACGAAGGTCGGCAACGCTTGGAAGCTGTACGAGCGCGCCGTGAAAGAGGCGCTGCGTTCTGATGCGATTGAGCAGCCTACTGAATACCTCATGGATGATTCGTGGGTGACGGGGCGGCTATGAGCATCCGGCTGAACCAGACAAACCTCAATGCTGGCGAGCTTTCGCCGATGCTCGAAGGCCGTGTCGATATCGGTAAGTACGGTGTCGGCCTGAAGCGGTGCGAGAACTTTATCCCGCTGGTGCAAGGGCCGGTCGCCGGTCGATCTGGCACGCGCCACGTCGCTGAAATAAAGGATTCGGCCAAGCGCGCCTGGCTGATCCCGTTCCAGTTCTCTGCGGCTGACGCTTGGATTCTGGAGTTCGGCGATCAGTACATTCGGTTCTACACGAAGCGCGGCCAGGTTCTGTCTGGTATGTCGGCGTATGAAATCGCATCGCCTTACGCGCTGGCTGATCTGACTGACACGGATGGCACGTTCGCTATCGGCTTAGTGCAGTCTGCCGATGTGATTTATCTGGCGCATCGAAGCTATGCTCCTAGGAAGCTGTCGCGTGTCTCGAATACAAACTGGACGCTTGCCGAGATTGATTTCACAGGTGGGCCGTTCCGCGACACGAATTCCGATCAGACTGTTACGGTCTATGCGTCTGCTGCGACTGGAACTGGTATCACGCTGACGGCATCTAGTTCGATCTTCACGGCTGATATGGTCGGCACGCTGTTCCGCATGGAGTCGCAGAAGAACTATGGATATGCGCCTTGGGCTGCTGGTAAGGCATACATCGCCGGCGTAGAGGTGATTAGCGAAGGGAATGTTTATTACACATCTGCGGGCGGAACATCCGGGAGTACAAAGCCGTCTCACACCGAAGGCATCAAGTACGATGGCGGCGTGTCGTGGCTGTATCGCCACTCTGGCTACGGATGGGCGCGGATTACTGCGCAGGCTGGCACGACTGCCACCGCTGACGTAGTGCGAGAGCTTCCGTCTGCTGTCGTTGGCTCTGGTAACGCGACGCACAGATGGGCGAAAGCGGCATGGACTTCGACCGAAGGCTATCCGAACTGCGTCACGTTCTTCCGTTCGCGTCTGACCTGGGGCCGTGGCGTCCGCATGTGGATGTCGGTCGCTGGTGACTACGAGAGCCACGAAGAGAAGGACGCCGACACTGTTACCGCAGACATGGCCGTGTCTATCGAACTGTCCAGCACGACGATCAATAACATCGAGTGGATGGCTCCGTCGTCTAACCTGATTGTCGGCACGTCTGGCACCGAGTTCATGGTCGGCGAAGTGTCTGCCGGCGATCCGTTCGGGCCGGATAACGTCAAGGCGTCACCGCAGGGGTCGTTCGGTTCGCGCGGCATGCCAGGCATGCGGATCGGTGACAGCGTGCTGTTCGTTCAGCGTTCTGGCCGTCGTGTGCGCGAGATTAAGTACGCCTTCGATTCCGATTCCTACGTCTCGACCGACATGACGGTGCTGGCTGACCACATCACGAAGTCAGGCATCATCTCATGGACGTTCGCTCAAGAGCCTGACTCTATCCTTTGGTCGGCGCGCGCAGACGGAAAGCTGATTAGCTTCACGTTTAATCGTGAGCAGGATGTCATCTCTTGGGCGCCGCATCCGTTGGGCGGATCAGGGTCTGTTGAGTGTGTGGCCTCTATACCGTCACCATCCGGCGACCAGGACGACGTATGGATGATCGTTAAGCGCACGATCAACGGCCAGACGAAGCGTTACATCGAGTTCATCACTGAGCGCTACGTCGAAGGCGAAGACGTTGCCGACTACCTGTACCTCGACAGCGGCGCGACATACGACGGCACAGCGGCCACGACAATCAGCGGCTTGGATTTCCTCGAAGGCGAGACGGTCGGCGTTCTGGCCGATGGTTCTACGCACCCTGATTGCGTTGTGACAGGCGGCGAGATTGAGCTACAGCGTCCATCGTCCGTCGTCCAGATCGGACTTCATTACGTTCGCCTGCTGAAGACGATGCGGATTGAAGGTGGTGTTCCGGCTGGCACGTCGCAGGGCAGGAACAAGCGCCTGTCGAACGTGACGTTCCGGTTTGCGAATACGCTTGGCGCGAAGGCTGGGCCGACTGAAGATCGAATGGACATCATTCCGTTCCGTAAGAGCAGCGACCCGATGGACTCTTCGCCGCCTGTATTCTCTGGCGACAAGAAAATTCCATGGCCGAACGGTTACGACAGCGACGGATACATCATGCTGAAGCAAGATCAGCCGCTGCCGATCACGGTCATTGCTATAATGCCGGACATGACAACGTATGGGTGAGGCGATGGATATTGTTGAGATTCCGAATGTTCCGACACGCGAGCAGATCGAGAAGTTCGAACGCTGCCTATCTGAACTGCCGCAGGTTGATCTGAAGGTGCATCACTACTTCACGCCAGGCATGTACGCGCGCGAAATGACGATCCCTGCCGGCACGCTGCTGACCGGGAAAGTCCATAAGACGATCCATCTCAACATCGTCTCTGCTGGCGATATCACCGTCTGGACTGAGGATGGCATGAAGCGGATCACTGCGCCGCACACGTTCATCTCTTACCCAGGCACCAAGCGCGTCGGCATGACTCACGCTGAAACCGTATGGACGACTCTTCACGTCACTGACGAAACCGACCTTGATGTGCTTGAAGATCAACTTACTGAGCCGTCAGATATTCTATTGGAGCGCAAGATGCGCGAAATGATTGAAGGAGAAACGCCATGACGTTCGGCGTATCAGCGGCAACCATTGCCGCGTATGCAGCAGTGGCCGCAGCAGCGGTCGGCGCGTACTCGTCATACTCTCAAGGGAAGGCGCAGCAGAAACAGGCCAACCGCGAGGCTGACTATCAAAACCAAATGGCCGCGTACAACTCCAAGGTTCAGGAGAATAATGCGATTGCAGTCCGCGACCAGACAGCGCAAAAACTCGACTCCCAGCGACGAATGGTACGGCTACAGCAGGGCAAGGAACGAGCGTCTATCGCACAGTCAGGCTTGACTGCTAGTGGGTCACTGCTCGATGTCTATGACCAGAACGCTGTATTCAGCGAACTTGACATGCTGAACACTGCGTACTCTGGCGAAATGGATGCTCGCGGGCTGGCTGCGCAGTCTCAAATAACTTCGTGGCAGGGTGCTCAAGAGTCTTCGATGAGCCGTATGCGCGGCAAGAATGCTGCTCGCGCTGGAGCAATGAATGCAGGATCGTCGATTCTCAGCGGCGTTTCAGCGGCTTATGGCATGTCTGCTAAATCATCTGCACCTACTACCAAGGCACCATAATGGCACTCGGCGATTTCCAACTTCAACGCGGCGCGGGCGGCAACGGCACGAACGCTGTCCGCATTCCGATCCAGGCTAACCGCACCGCACCGCAGGGGCAGATCAATTCGCGCATGACGGCCATCAATCAGGACGATGGCTCGCAGTATCTCGCGCAGGCCGGTCAGAACATGGCGAATGCTATTGGGAATGCGGCCAGTCAGATTGCTAGTGTGGCAGAGTACCAAAAGCAGAAAACTGATTATCAGGCGAAGCTCGAAGCGAATAACGTCTATTCGTCAGGCCTGATTGACCTGCACAAGACATACGAAGAAATGAAGTTGAACATGCCGCTCGGTGGCGCTGGTTTCGCCGATAGCGTCATGAAGGTGACTGACGAGCATATCGCCAAGGCGACTGAAGGCAAGTCGCAGATGTTCAAGGAGCAGTATCAGCAGCACGCTAACTCGTTGCGTGTGAAGATGTTCGACCAGGCAAAGCATACCGAAGTCATCGAAGGACTGAAGCATGAGTCGTTCGTGCTGGATGGCGAGCGCGAGAAATCCAGCCAGGCCGTGCGCTCTGGCCTGTCGTCGTGGAAGGCCGAGACTGACCGCCTGGTTGATCTGATCCAGACGAACCCGAAGCTCACGGCTACGGCCAAGGAATCGCTCACGAAGGCCGCGCAGCAGGAACAGCGTTTCGCAGACCAGATTCGCCAGATCAAGGAAGACCCGGCGAAGTGGGCAGGACGTGCTCCGAAGGCTGTTGCTGACTCTGTGGTGGGCGGCGCTGGCGGGTCGAACGCAGCCGGCTTCGACGGTGCTGTCAGCAAGGTTCTGAAGCACGAAGGCGGTTATGCTGCCGCTGACGGAAACACCGGCCAGCCTGTCATCTACGGCATCAACAGGAAATACAACCCTGACGAGTTCGCCGAAGCGCGGCGCATCACGAAGGAAGATGGCACTGCTGCGGGCAAGGAGTACGCGGCGAAGGTCTATCGCGAGAAATACTGGAACGTCATCGGCGGCGACAAACTGCCTGCCGAATTGCAGGCCACGGCGCTCGATGCCGCAGTGAATCAAGGGCCGCAGAACGCGAAGAAGTGGATTGAAGAGTCTGGCGGAGACGTTGCCAAGTTCAACGCGCTGCGTCAGGCGCACTACGATAAGCTCGCTGCATCCGGGAAGTACAAGGATAGCGACGTGGCTTCGTGGAATAACCGGATGAAGTCTTACTCCGGTGCGTCATCTGAGCCTTCAGTTGGCACTGCTCCAGGCGGCATCAGCAAGCCTGATCGCGGCGACTCTTGGGACGGCCTCGACTTCGACAACCAGCAGAAACTGGAGCGATTCGCCGAACACGAACTGACCAAGATGCACCAGGCTATGGTGCGCGAGCGTCAGACGTGGGCGACCGATCTTCAGTACGAGATGAGCAACCTGTCGGCCAAGACTTCCGAGATGGTGCAGGACGCTACGCCGTGGCGCAAAGAGGAAGAGTTCGCCAAGGCATACGCCGAGAACCCGGAGCAAGGCCGCAGGGCTTACGCCGAGTACGCAGAGGCGAAGCGCACGAACGAAGCCGTGTCCAGCATGAAGGGTGCGCCTAGCTCGCAACTGAAAACCGTTGTCGAAGAGACGCCGCCGCCTGCTGACTCGCCTGACTTCGCTCGACTCGCTGCCGGCCAGAACGCACGCCAGAAGGCGGCTGCTGCCGTACTCGATGCGCGCCAGAAAGACCCGTGGAATTTCGCCACGATGCAGGGTGATTTCGGCGTGAAGAAGCTTGATCCGAATCTTCCACTGTCTGAGCAGTTGCGCATGCGTTACGCCGCCGTTCCTGAGATGGCGAAGCAGTATGGGTTCGTTCCTAAGACGCTGCTGACTGGCGCTGAAACGAAGCAGCTATCGGATCGACTGCTGGCCTCTACGGCTGACGGCAAGATGCAGTTGCTTGAGCAGCTTCGCACCGGCATCGCGGACAACAAAACCTATCTCGGCGTGCTTCAGTCAATCGCTCCTGACAGCCCTGTGACAGCCAATGCTGGCGCTATCGCCACGCAACTGCCTGGCAAGACTGTCACCATGGGCGGCACTCCGATGACCACGGCGCAGGTTGCTCAGACAATCCTGGTCGGCGAAGAGCTTCTGAACCCGCCGAAGACCGAGAAGAACAAGGACGGCAGCGGAAAGCGGTTCCTGATGCCGAAGGAAAAGGACATGCGCGCCGCGTGGGAAACTGCTGTCGGTGACTCATACGCTGGCTTCCCGGAGGCTGAACACGTCGCCTACCAGACGTTCCAAGCGTACTACGCAGGCAAGGCTTCGCGCACGCAAGGACTCGGCAAGCCGGAAGATGGTCCGCTGAACAACGTCGTCAAGGAAGCCATCGATGCAGCGACTGGCGGCGTGGTCGAGTGGGACCCGTCAGGCTTCAATAACAGCCGGAAACTGACGCTGCCGTACGGTATGCCTGCCAATCAGTTCCAAGACGCCGTAGCAAAGGAATGGGCTGTGGTCGGAAAGGACTTCAAGCGGGTAAAATACGACGATATTCAACTGCGCCCGATGGGCAAAGGAAACGGAATGTACGTCGTTCAGCTTGGCACCGAAGATCAGCGCAACAAAGACGGCAGTTTGATGGTCATGGACTTGTCTGGATACGTTAAATGAGCTTCCTTCTCGGCACGGACGAAGAGACAATCGACGCAACAGTAGGGCGAACCGCAGGTTTCTCTCTGCTGGATAAGGACGCGCAGCCTGGTTTCACTGAAGGCGCTGCGACCGCTGCCGGAATGGGCGTCTATCGCGGCATCTCTCGCGGCGCTTCGGTGGCTGCAAACGTGGCGACGCCTGTGCTTCGGCCTGTCGCTCAGAAGATCGATGAGATTTTCGGCACGTCAGCAGACCAGTATCTGCTTGATGAGCAGGCGAAGGCGAACAGATCGCTGATTGAATCGAAGATCGATGGGCAGACGACCGGCCTTGCTGGTCAGTTGCTATATGGAATCGGCGATGTGCTGACTACTGTCGCCAGTACGGGCGGTAATCCGTGGGCGGCTGGCGGTCTGTACGGCACGACGCAGGCCGGCATCGGCATCATTGACGAAGGTCTGGACACGACGACGGCAATCATGAAGGGCGCTGTCGAAGGCGTCGGCATGGGCGTCGGCGTGGCGCTACCTGCGGCGCTCGCTGGTTCGCTTGCTTACCGTCTTGGTACTGGTGCCGCCCTGAACGTTGCGCAGGGCGTAGCGACACGCGCAGGCGTTGCCACGGTGCTGAACACTCGCGGCTATGAGGACATGGCGAAACAGTACGAGGCGTTTGGCGTGACTGACATGCTGATTGACGGCGTGCTAGGCGCTACGTTCGGCGGATTCATGGGCAAGGTAAAGCCGTCAGATGTCGATGCCGCTCTGGTTCGGCAGTCTCAGGCACACACTGAGCTAGGCACAGCGCCTGGTATTCCGGTCGATACGGTATCCCGTAACGCGCACGTTAAGGCCGTCGATATGGCACGCGAGCAGATGCTGCGCGGCGAAGATGTCGAAGTGTCGCGCGTCGCTGATCGTGCCACGTTCGCGCGTGAAGACATGCCGCCAGAGATGGCCGCAGCCGTGCGCGAAGTTGAGTCCGTACCTGAGTTGGCTAGGGCCGTGCGCGAGCTTGAGGAAACGCAGGAGATGGCTAGAGCGCGCGGGCTGGTTGTGGATGATGCGCCGTTGTATTCGCGTGATACGGGTGGCGCGCTATCCGATGTTCTTCGCAAATGGGATGACGCAGGAATCACCCACGATGTAAGCGAAAAGAAGGGTGTTATCACGCTTGGCAAGATCGTCGTTCCAGACTCAGGAAGGAAATCTGGAAAAGGAACTGAGGCCATGCGTTCGCTTGTTGATTACGCCGACAGAACTGGTCAGCGCATTGAGCTTGGCGCATCGAGTCAGCTCGGCGGCGACAAGGCTCGGTTGGTTGATTTCTACGAGCGTTTCGGATTCAAGCGCAAGCCGAGAAGCGCGCCAGTTAATAAGCCGTTCAAAGACACGGCGATGTATCGCGACCCGTCATCACCTAAATACTCCCGTGCTCAGGAAGAGACGCCAGAGTTTAAGCAGTGGTTCGGCGACTCGAAGGTGGTTGATGCTGATGGTAAGCCGTTGGTGGTTTATCATGGGACTACGGCTGATTTCACTAGGTTTGACTTATCAAAAACAAGGTTTAATAGAATAGATTTGGCTGGAAGCTCCAATGTAAGCGACGTATATTCTGCATCAACGGGCGGCAACACGATGCCTCTGTATGTCCGGATTGAAAACCCAGCAACCAAAGATCAATATTCGATTGCTAGAAAGGAAGTCGGAACTCGCAACGCATCAGAATACCTATCGAATCAAGGATTCGATGGTGTTATAGACGGTGATTTTTATCAAGTCTTTAATGCAAATCAGATAAAATCCGCATCAGAAAATAACGGGGCATATAATGTGTCAAATCCAGATATCCGCTTCTCTGGCGGCGACTCGTCCGCAAAATCCACCGTTCCAGAACTGACCACCCGTTTCCGATCCGAGTTCGGCAAAGACGCTGACCGTCTGACGAACTACGCGCGCGTTGAGTTCGTGCAGTCCGTGTCTGACCTGCCTGGCGGGCCGCATCCGTCCGATGTGCGCGGCATGTTCTGGCAAGGTCGTTCGTATGTTGTTGCGGATAACGTACCACCTGATGCGATTAAAGGACTGATCCTGCACGAAGTCGGTACGCACGCAGGGTTCCATACCATGCTTGGCGCTGAAGGTTACGCATCCGTGATGAACCACATCGACGCGCGGATTGCTGACGGCGATGCTGTGTTCATGAAGGCGCGCGAGATAGCAGAGCAGCGCGCGAACCGTCCTGAACACATCCGCGAGGAAACGCTTGCCTATCTGGTCGATGCCGCGCCTGAGCTTCCGTTCATTCGCCGCATTCTCGCGCAGGTTCGCCAGTGGCTGTATCGGCAGACTGGCGGGCGTTTCGTGAATCTGAACGCTGATGACATGGCCGCGATGGTGAGTGCGTCGCTGCGTGTGTATGCGAAACAGGCCGAGGCCGAGGCTAATGGCGGGATGCCGATGTATCAGCGCCCTGCCGGATTCCCACAATCAAAGCTAGTTGAGTCAGACAAGTTCAAAACAGGTCAGCCAGTTACGTTTGGATTTATCCACAACACAGAAAGCGCGACGAAGCTATTTGGCAAGCCGAAGAAAGGCGATCGATTCCAGAGAGACATTGAGCCTTCTGGAAGATATGTGAACGAAGGCAAGCCTTGGTCTGACATGCCTGAAAAGATGATAAGCGGAGAGATTACGTTCAATAACCCGCTTGTTTTGAATGAATCGACATGGAAGACAGACCTTAACGAACACTACCGTAAGCGCGGCAAGGAGTTGAGCAAGGCAATCATCAGTGACGGGTATGACGGCGTTGTAACAGTCGGGAAATACGGAACATCTGAGATTCTTGATCTAACAACATTTGATGAGGCAAAGGCGAAATACTCCCGCGCCGACGACATCGCCGCCGTCAAAGAAGCAGCAAACCAACCGCTAGGCACTGCAATAGACGATAATCCTGACATGCGAATTCCAGATGAATCCGGCGTAGTGCGTTCGGCTGTTGATATCGCTGCGGATGCTGCTGACGAGATTCAGCGCATGAATGAATTGTCTAACGGGTTCTCGGCTGCGGTCGAGTGCGCCTTCCGATTTGGGACTTAACGAATGAAACCTCGCTGCATCCAGGCTGTATCTGCCGCCATCGGTCGGTCGCTGACTGTTCCAGAAACGCGCGACATCGAAACGCGCATCCGTGACGCCATGACCAAGGAGGCGAGGCGCGACCCGGCTTCGTGGCAGGCCATGACGCAGCAGGATCAGTTCCGCGCTGGTGCTGATGCTGCGGCCAAGGAAATCATTGCCGAGGCTAACCTGAAGAAACTAAGGACGGCACGCGCCATCGAGACGTTCGACGCGAACGAGAACTTCGTCACTGAACAGGTGGCGCAGGGCTACGACGACAACAAGCTCGAAGCGTTGCGGCGCACATTGGTTCCGATCAATGACGGCAAGGGGCAGATTACGTCTATCGAGTCTGAGGCGTCCGGCATCAATGCTGTGTCGATGTCTCGCCTGGTCGATGCGTGGGAAGCGATTCATCCGAACTGGCTTGGTATGTTTGCGAACAAGGATGCAGAGGACGCATTCATTCGCTCAGTCTATGACGGCAGGCCGACTGGTAATCCTGATCTCGATAAGGCTGTCAAGGCTTGGAGCGAAACGGCTGATGCGCTTCGGCAGCGATTCGACAGGGCAGGCGGTAACATCGGCAAGCTGGATAACTGGGGCATGCCGCAGTCGTGGTCGCGCAACCTAGTCATCAAGGCCGGCGATGACTTCGTGAGTGACCTGATGCAATGGGTTGATCGCACGAAGTACGTTCATGATGATGGCCTCGCATACACCGATGACGAGATGCGCGCGTTTCTTGAGAGCGCTCGTCTGTCTATCGTCACCAATGGCGCGAACAAACAGCGCGGCGCACCGACGCCAGGCGGCTCCGTTAAGGCAAACCGTAACTCGCAAGAGCGCCAGATTCTGCTGAAGGACGGCGCTACTGCCACGGCTGCGTTTCGTAAATACAACGAGCGCAACCTGTTCTCTGTTCTCGAAGGCCACACGCGCCGTATGTCCGGCGACATTGCTCTGATTGAGCGGTTTGGCCCGAATGCTGATAACCAGTTCGCTGTGCTACTGGACAACTACTCGAACGAAGCCAAGATGAACGGCGTCGATCCAGACAAGGCTGACGCGCTCGCTCAGGAAATGTCTGAGTATTACAACCACCTGGCCGGCAATTCATTCCTGCCGCCTAAACGCCAGTGGCTGGCTGATACGGCACAGGCACTGCGCAATCTGCAACTGTTCAAGCTCGGTATGTCGCCGATCACGTCGATCACTGACCTGAACACGTTGCAGCGCACGGTCGCATCAACTGGCATGTCACGGCATCGCCTGTTCATGAACCTTCTGGCTGGCTTCAATCCGGCTGACGCTGGCGAGAAACAGGCAGCAATGCGCGCCGGCCTGATGGTCAAGACGATGGCCGCTGACATTGGTCGGATGGCTTTCGATGCGCAGGACGCTGGCTGGACAGGAAAGGCGGCGAACGCCTTCATGAAGATGACCATGCTGGAGAAGATGACCGAAGTCAGCCGTCGCGCTTACTCCGTCACGGCGATGGACACGCTCGGCTCTCTGACGCGCGCGCACGCTGACATCACGGCGATGCAGGCAGGCGACCAGAGATTCCTGCTGAACAAGGGAATCGATCAGGCCACTTGGGACATCTGGCGCGCGGCTGACGTGGATCAGATGGGCGGCAATCACTCTGTTCTGACGGCTGACGCCATCCTTCGCGTGCAAGGTGTGGTTCAGGCCGATAAGGAGCGCGCTGCATCTAAACTGCTGGCGGTCGTACTCGAAGAACAGAACGTGGCTGTCATCGAGCCTGGCGTGCGCGAGAAGGTCTGGAAGGATAAATATCAGGCCGGCACATGGGACGGCGAGTTCATGAAGTCTGTCGCCGTATTCAAGTCGTTCCCGCACGCCTTCTATCTGCGCCACATCGAGCGTGGCCTGAATGGCTTCGACAAGCCCACGCAGAAGGTTGAATACATCGCCAAGCTGGTCGTCGGAGCGATGATGATGGGCATCCTGTCGAACTGGATCGCTGACATCATGAACGGTCGCGACCCGCGCACCATCGACCCGACGAAGAAGCACGGATCGGCCAACCTGATTGCCGCGCTTCTGAAGGGTGGCGCGCTCGGTATCTACGGCGACTTCCTGTTCGGCGACATCACGAAGTACGGTCGCACGCCGGTCGAGACGATCACCGGCCCTGTCACCGGCACTCTGGCAGGGCTGGATAACCTGGTTCGCGGCAACGTTCGCCAGGCGCTGGTCGGCGAAGAGTCCAACGTCGGCAGCGAACTGCTGACGTTCGG